ATACGGGCGATCGGGACGTCTTTGCACAGCAGGGAGCCATCGGCCATCTCAAAGCGAGTGTTGCCGAGGCGGGTGGTATAGAAATATTGCATCGTTAAGCCTTAACCCTAACCCTCACGGATTTCCCTTTAACTGAGGCGATATTTAATCCGTCGAGAGTCTGGCGAGAGTTGGAAGCAAATACATTTGAATGAGGGAATACAACCTCTGGGTAGCATCGACAATTTGGAAACTGCCCTGCGTGCCCCACCATCCCATCAAGCGTTGGGGGTGAGTCCCATCGGACATACTTCCCATTCATCAGGTCGTGAGAATGACGCACATCTCCATCTTCAGATGTGCGCCAGATATACCCCTCTGAGCCGATAGCGGTAGAGCGAGCTTGTGTGATAGCAGTGGATGCGCGTCCAACCTCAGTGCGGGCAATGGTGCGAGCCCGCGCTTCAGTGACTTCCCCGGTGCGCATGATTTCTTTCTTAAGCTCACTGGAGCGCCTGCCGGTTACCACAGCCTCAATCGCCTGATTGTGAATGTCGTAGACCCGGTCGGCGGCCTCCAGTGGAAGTGACTTAAACAGCTTCACCTGCTCCTGAATGATGCTGCGGGTGACAATGCCCTGACTGCCAGCCATAAGGTCACGCAGACCGGCAGATATCTGATAAGACCTCTCACGCCACATCGCATCGTCTGCAATCTCCAGCGTGCTGATGAGGCGATTTGATACTGCTTCAGCCCATGGCTCAATCAGGTCGGCGTAACGCTCCAGCCTGTCCATGATGTCCGTTACGCTGTCATTTGAACCATCGTAAGAACCCTCGACTATCGCCCCGACTGCCTGTGCTATCTGTCGTAGCTGTGTTCCCAGCTGCCTCTCGGCGCGCTTCAGGTTCGGTGGTTTCGACGTTATCGAGGTCTTTCTCGCTCGGCGGCGGGAGGTCACTGGCATTATCAATATCCTCGTCGCTGATAGTTGAGCCGATGCCGGTTACGCGTGCTGTTTCCTGCAGATGCATCGCACCGGCTTTCTCAGTCATCAGACCGGCGTCCACAGCTTCACGTGTAGCGCTCACCACCTTCTGTGCGGTTTCAGCGCGCTCACTGTCTGGCGTCTGCCACAGCTCGTTAAACTCGAAAGTGAAGTCATCAGGCAGTGGTGATGCAAACAGGCTCATGTGCAGAACCTGAAACAGCTTGCGGATGGGGCGGCGTAACTTGCGCTCCTGTTGGGTGGACACGTTGTCGTAGTAGTTAGCCAGGTCGGTATCGCCGGTAGAGAACCCGGCAGGAGACTGTCCAAACAGGCGCACCAGCGGGATGCCAAACGCACCTGATACCTGCTGACCAAACTGAGCCAGCACATCGCTGAGACCGGCATACGAATAGGTGTGCGCCTCGAACTTGTCGGCGGCGTCCATGATGGTCATGCCTTCGTTGCTCTGGTATTCGCGGATCATGTCCATGTGCGACATCAGACCCTTGAACATCGGGCTATCTTTACCCATCGCAAGCAGCTTGCGCAGTCCTTCAATGCTGTAGGTGCGCAGGTGAGCTTTGTAGACCAGCTGAGCAACGCCAGTAGTCGTGGAGTCGAAAGCCAGAAGGCGATCAAAGCAACGTTCAATCACCGACATGCCCCAGTCGTTTTCGGTCAGTCTCTGCTGGTACGGAAGCGGGATGCCATCAAAGCGAATCAGTCGGGAGTGGTGAATGCGCCACGGCGGGATGCCGGTAGCAGATGTCACAACCTTGTAGAACTCCGGCATGCCGAAGTCCGGCCCCAACTCACTCACCCGGCGCTCCGTCATAGCGTTGAGCATCCAGCGGTCCATCACCATCACGCCCTTAAAGGAGTCTTTGGCAATTGTCTCGACGCGCAGCGGTGTTGAGTAGTTCTGCCCGTCAATCAGGATGACGCCCACAGCGCCACCATAGAGACGCGCCCATTTCAGCGTGTCGTTGATGGCCTCCCATAGCCCCATCTCATCCCATGCGTGGTCAAGCTGCTTCTTGCGGCCATCTTCGAGTTTGGATGTGATGGTCACGCCCTTGCGGGTCATATCATCAGGGATCGCATCGACGCCAGCGCCAACAAGCCATGATGTGCGGTAGGCCTGCTCAATCAGCAGTCGGTTCCGTGAGGTCCAGTTGTTTTTATACGTGCCCGCACCTGACTGATTTGATTCATTCAGGCCGACCCGTGCAACAAAGTTTTCATAGCTGTCACGCGTTGGTACAGGCTGCGACATGCTTTCTGTTTCGGACATATTCAGCCTTTCCCAAGTTGCGCCCAGATATCGAGCGTGGTTTCCATAGGTGCATAACTGATCATCACTGAGTCAGCCAGGTTGGGTGACTTGGTGCCGTCTGGTTGCTTGTCCACGACGATTTTACCCACCCCGTTGATTGAGTAGGTCGGCTGTGAAAGCTCAATGATCAGTTTGTCTTTATTGGTGATACCGCTGCTGAGGGAGATGATTTCATCAGGGTTGAATTCCATCCCGTTAACAGCGCGGAAAGTGTTTCTGAATAACTTGCGGAGGTGCCACCAACTCTGTGCTTTGGAGTTGGCGAAGAAGTCTTTGTTGAGTCGCGATGGCTGCCCGTTGTCACCTTTGACGGCCTCGCCTTCAGGATCGAATACTGATCCACTTCCGCGGAATGGGGTTGCGAGTATGTATGGTCTGCCTTCAGGCTGGCGAAGTTCGTTAATGGCTTTTGCATCGCCGCGCACCCCGGCACCCAAACCATCTTCATCAAACCGGAACTCTTCGAGGTTGTGGTGATCACACAGGCCGAAGACCTTCACTACAGAGCTGTAAATGTCACTGCCCACGCCGGACCATTCGTCAACCTCTTCAAGCAGGAAGCCGTATCGCCGCGCAAAGGCATTCTTGTCTCTGCCTTCATCGGCTACATCCATCGCACCAAGACGCTTACCAGTTGGAGATATACCCAGCTTAATGTGAGCATCCACGGCAGCCTGCACCCACTCGTTAGGGATGAGCACGCCTTCAGCTGATGCGGAGTAGTTGAGGTCCAGCTCCTGCGCCACGACAACCGGGTTATCGATTTTCGCGCACTCCTTTTGGTACCAGGCATCATCTTTGCGCGGGTCACTTCGCCAGTGGAATGTGAATACCGGGATGCGTCCGCCGTGGCGCTTCTGCGCGAATGGGTTCGACATCCCGTTTACTGATGACAGGTCAATACGACAGCGAGTCGTCTGAGATAGGGCAGCATCGATGAGCAGAGGACGTTGCAGAAACGCAGCCTCATCCACGAAATACAGAGTGGTACGGTCACCGCGTCCAATGTTGTCGCCTGCCTCACCCTTGAGTACCGCGCCTGTATCGGGGAACTCAACGCGCATATAAGGTGCGTGCTTCTTCTCGCTCCAGTTGCCACGGAACTCGACCGGCAGAGTTTCGACAAACTTACGCGCCTTCCAGAACAGAGCCTTTGGGTCGCCGGTGCTGTCTACGTACTCCTCTTTACGGGAGCCGAAGCCAATCACCATTTCTTTATTGAACAGGCAGAGTGAGCATGCGAGGCCAATTGATGTCCAGCTAAGGCCCATCTCGCGACTCTTCTCAGTGATGCCATTCTCCATGCCGCGACGGCGATCCATAATCCAGTCAATCCACTCCTCCTGTTTTGGAAAGAGCAGAAATGGGATGGTCACAGGTAAGCCGTAATCGAGGTTTCGCGGGTCTGTTGTCATCCCCCAGTCAATGATGAACTGAGACGGGTTATCACGATAGAACGCTTTGAGCGCGGGCAACATTTCAGGATTAGCGCGGATGCGCTGAAGCCTCTCCATTCTCCACTCAAAAACCTGAGCGTAGTCCGGTTTCTTGAAGTCAAAGGGGAATGGAATTGGCATATCTAACCCATGAGTTTTTTATACTGCTCAGCAGCTTCCTGCGGCGTCATGCTGGTCACGTCGACCCTTACCGGTGCGCCATCAGCGCCAGTGATTTCGGTAGCGGTTTGCTGCTTGAAAGCCTGAACAGTAATGTGGTCTCCAATCAGCTTTAGCGAAGCTACAGCACCTTTAGCATCAAAGCCGTAAACCGTCCGGCCCTGCTCGTCAGTAATCTCTTCGCCACGACGATCTGTTAACGGCTCAACTTCCTGCATGCAACGCTCATGAAGCTTGACCGCCTGCCTTAGCACGTAGTCAGCGTCAATATTGGTGCGCTTGAGTCGATCCTGATTCAATTCTGCGATACGCTGCAAAATGTCGTCATTTGTCATCAGGCGGTGCGCTTGGTTACGCGATGAACCTTCGCTGTACCCCGCCCTGATAGCTGCCTGAGTGGCATTTAAATCTTTCAGGTACTCACGGGCAAACAGCTCTTGTTTGTCAGTGAGCTTTGCCATATCTATTTAATCCCGTTATAGGTCGCGGAAATATTGATTTTTCGAGTTAGCTGGAAAATTAGTTCCGACATAATGAATTGCTGTAGCTCATAGCTCAGTCGAATACCTGACATACGCGCCTTTAACTTGTCGAACTCATCCTGAACATCCTTCTCACTTGGTAATCCATGAACTTCAAACGTCATCGGACCTTCATGAATTTGCATATCAACCTCTTTGGAATGTGACTTTCGTTTTAACCAGTCGCCGAATGAGTCGGGCTGCTTCACGCTCAATCTCTTCAATCACAGCGGGTGTTGCAGGCTTTCCGGCATACTTACGCTCAACCTCTGCCAGCACTCCGTTCACATCAGCATTCTTTGGGTGGATGATTTCGACATTAAGCTTTGCCATGTTAACTCCAATAAAAAACCGCCAATGATTAAGCTTCAGCAAGTCCGTTCTTGATGGCCTCATCTCGCGCCATCATGCTTGCAAACCGCATAAGCAGAGTTGAGAGCACATAAACCACCGCAGTGAATATGAACCCTCCATACCCAAGCAAGACAACCATGGCAGTGAAATCAACCCAACCCACCACCTTTCCAACTACTCCGCGCCGTTTAGCGCAGGCCTTCAAGAAAGTAGCAAACTTGGCTTTAGTCTCTCCATCTTTGGTTGTGTCAAATACGGACGACACGAAAATGATGATAAACGCCATAGGAATGGCTATTAGGGAAAGGATCCAGATAGCTGTTACAGACAGAGTAACCAGACCTTTAATCGGATAGAAAATACCGACCATTAGCAAGGCAAGTAATGTGAATGAAGTGGCATAGGCTATTAATCTACTCATTGCGGTTTACCTTTATTTGAGATGAGCCTTTGACGCACAGGAGATCAACCCGTCGAGGCTCGCCAGCACTGGCTGACTTCCCCAAAGGCTCATCTCAAATGGTCAGGTTTCGACGTGGATGAATGCGCGTGCGAGGCGCACAGGAAAGCCCCGCTATGACGAGGCTCAATTACTTAAGGCATTGCTCTCTGACGTACTGTTGCAGCCCAGCTATTTGCTTTCCGGCAACTTCGATTCGCTCTCTGAGGGTGAAATAATCCCGCTGAGCGGCGTCAGTAAGTCGGGCGGTGGCTGCATCATCCATGCCGGGGGTGCCGGTGGCGGGTTGTTTCTGGCAGGTGGCGTTGAGCTGCAACCGGCGCTTGCCAGTAGCAACATCATCATGCAGCTGATCGATAGTCGCTTTAGCATCAGCTAGTTCCTTC